GGTCGGTGACGAACACGCACTTGTCGTCGATGCCGTCGCCGGCGTCGATCGACCAGCTCGCGCCAAACAGCAGCGAGCCGCCGCGCTTCGCCGCGCCCGACAGCGGGATGTGGATCAGCTCGCCGCCGATCGCGTTGACCGGCAGGCACCATGCGTTCATCGAGCCGCCCTGGATGAAGAACAGCCGGCTGCGATATTTCCAGACGTAGGTCAGGCCGCGGCCGTCCTGCACCAGCGGCGGCGCGGTGACCGGCCCGGTGATGCGCGACGGCACACCGGCGAACGCGGTGTTGAGGTACTCCCAGATCGTGCCGTTGAAGCGACGCACGTAGTCGCCGGCGTCGTTGACGGCGAGCAGCCAATCGCCGCCGGTGTTGGCGAGCTGCGCGCCGGAAAAATTCCCATTGGTGATGGTGCCAATCCCGGTCTGCAGCACCGGGCTGTCGGCGAACGACACGTCGAACAATCGCGTCGCAGTGGCGGCGAACATCCGCTGCTGTGCGCCGCTGACATACTCCAGGCCGGAGCGCACGATCTCGACCGGATCCGGCAGCGTGCACCAGCGCTCGGTGCCGCCGCGCAGCTTGAGGCCCTTCTGGGTCGGGAACCAGTTGTCGATCACGATCGCCGAGCCCGGCTTGGTGTAGGCCCAGTTCTCGTTCTCGACGATGCCGCGGATCGGTGCCGGCAGCGTCACGGTCTGGTGCCGCATCGCCATCTCGCCCGGCACCGGCTGGCGGCGGAAGGCGGCGTGCCCGCTCATGGTGTCGCCCACGGATACGCGGGATCGACCGCGGCGCTGATCGGCATGTGATCGATGATGATCGGGGCCGGCTTGTCGGATCCGGCGACGCCGACCAGGGCGTCGGAGTAGGTGCCCATGTCTTCGGCGTAGGGACTGCCCTTGTTGGCCTTCCACTGCCAGATCATGCCCAGCTTTAGGATCCGCTCGCTGACACGGAACGTGTCGTCGTCAGACAGGAACCGATCGCTATTGCCGCCGGCGGCGAGCTTGACGCAGTTCTTGTCGAGGTAGGCGAACGATGCCGTCTGACCGGCCGCCAGCACCGGGCTGATCAGCATGTCGCCGCCGATCAAGGTCCACTCGCCCCAGCCGGTGACGTCGCCGCTGGTGCGCCGCACCAGCCACTCATCGGCGTCCGCAATGAAGCGCAGCGGCTGGCGCGGTGACGCCGACGAGTAGACCTGTGAGGTCAGCAGCATGCGCTGGTAGTTCGACGGCATCGGGAAGCGATCCTTGATGCCGTCGCCGACGAAGGTGGCGATCGCCTTCAACGCCGTCCACTCACGGACATCGTAGGCGATGCGCTGCGCCATCTCGTTGGCGAGGGACAGCATCTCGGCCTGGGTGCGTGGCTGGATCGATGTCGCAAACATCGACGCCGGCTGATTGACCCCGACAGCGAGACAGACGTCCTTCACCACCGAGAGGATGCTCATGTCGTTATGCCGCCACGTTTTCTTTCTGCTCCTGCGCCATGCGGATCAGGGTCTTGCGCGGCAGGTTGCCCTTCGGCTCGACGCCGGTCATCGATCGGATGTGCGAGCGCAGCTGCTCGTCGGTCATGCCGTCGAATGCGTTCGGCGGCACCTTGTCCAGGCTGGTTTTGAGATCGTCCTCCAGCACCTGATTGCGCGCCCTCATCGCCACCAGCTCGGCCTCCAGCTTGGTGATCCGCGCCATCTCGTTGCTGTTTTCCAGAAACTCGATGGCTTGGTTCTTCAACTCGCGGCCGCCGGGCCCCAGGTTCTTCAGCTCCGTGCCGTCAATCACGGTGAGCGCTTCGGCGGTGTAGATGTTGAGCGCACGCAGCTCGGCGCGCTTCGCCTCAGTCAGGAACGGCAGGTAGTCGAGCGGTGTGCCGGCCTTGGTCTGCTGCTGATGCGACTTGAACTGCTGATACTGTCGCGAGAACCGTTCGGCGTAGCTGTAGGCACGCTGCCCGCCGTTGATCTCGTCCTCGTCCCAGTGCGAAAATTCCATCGCCGGGAACACGCTGATGTTCTTGGACCCCGGAAACCGCAGCTCGACCAGTTCGACGTCGTCGAAGATCGGCCGGCCGGCCTCGATCGACTTGCCCTCGTTCTTGATGATGTCGTTGCGGAACACCGCAACAATGCCTCGGTCGTCTCTAGCCATCTGTCCTCGCCTTCCTTGTTTGTGAAAGGGGCGAGCGCCGAGCGCCGGAAGGCCAATTCTTACGCCCGGCACTCACCCCCTCTGTCGATCCAGCCCGCGTCAACGTAACCGGATCGCTAGTTCGTCAAGATCCCGGCACGCTGTCGTAGAGCTTCCAGTTGAACAGCGGGTTGGTCATCGTCAGCTCGCCCATCCAGCCGATGAACTGAGCGATCGCGTCCTTGTCGATCGGCATCTGGCCTTCGCCTGTGAACAACCGATCAAAATTGCGGTTGGCGTTGTAGCGCAGCCGCAGGCTGTCGGTGTGCAGGCCGTAGGTGGTGTTGGCCGGCATGTTGGAGCCGATGCCGCCGTCCATCACGATGGTCGATCGCTTGCCGCCGCCGATGTACTCGAGCGTCGAGAACCCCAGCTTGCCAAGCGAGCCGCTGGTCTGGCGTTGGATCGGCAGCGTCGCTGCGTCGTAGGCTGCGTAGTGCTCCGGCGACATCAACAGCAGATCGGCGTAGTCCTTGCCGCGCGACTGTTGGGTCTGGATCACGTTGAGGATCGGACGGATCGTGGTGGCGTTGACCTGCGTACCGATGGTCGGGAACGCAGTGTGGGCGTCGAACGTCTTGGTCTGCCACCACGCGTTGGTGGCGCGGTTGATGCCACCGTAGATGCCGGCGTTTGCCACCGTTGGGATCGCCACCTTCAAGCCTGACAGTTGCTTGCCGGAGTTGGCGGAGCCATCGGAATGGATGCCGACGTCCATGGCATCCTCGAGCGCACGCTCGGCGGCGTCCATGTAGCTGTCCAGCACGTCCATCAGTTGGGCTTCGCCTTCGTTGTTGAGGATCTCCTGATTGCTCAGGATCACCGGCACAACGACCATTTTGGGCTCATAGAAGGCGTCGGCGAACAGGTCGACCGCTGGGTTCAGCAGTGGGTCGTAGCCGTTGTACCACTGCGCCACCTGCTTCGCGATCTGCAGGGTCTGGCGGATCCGCGGGCCGGAGTAGGTCTGCCACAGGCCCTTCTCGCGAAGGATCGCCAGCAGCGCGTTGTTGTTGGAGACGAGATCCTGATAGCTCGAGGAGCGATCCTCGATCGCCATCGACAGGATCTGCTGATAGTGAACCGTCGTTGCGTCGTTCGGCAGAATAGGCATGGCTCATCCCTTTGCGAACTGGGCGCGCAGGACGAGCTGTTCGATGTCCCCCGCCTACACGCCATTGCCGACGCGGCGCATTGCCTTCGCAATCGCCTCGCGTCTTGTTGGGTGTTTCGCTTCGCCGTTCGTGCGTTGCCGTCCGTCTGAGGGACGTGTGGCGACGGAGGACTTACCGTTTCCGTCTGGGGCACCGCTGATCGACGTCTTTCGGGTCTGAGCCGGTGTGTTGCGGGTCTGAGCCGCCTGTGGTGGTGCGGGCCGCAGTCGATCGGCCCGTGCGTAAGCTTGCTCCAACGTGAAGCCGAGATCAAGTTCCGACTTGATCAGGTCGGACAGCTCGTCGAACCGCGGATGCTTCTGGGCGAACTGGTCGACCTGTGATCGCGTCTGCGTGAACTTTTCGCGGTACAGCAGCTGACTGATACCTTGGGATAGCTGATCGACCTGTTGGTGTAATTGGCCGATCCTTTGGTCTGACGAGGTCTGCTGATTGCGCTGTGCGGTGAGCTGGTGCTGCTCCGGCGTCATGTTGACGATGTGTTGGGCAACATCGTGCAGGGTGATCGGCCGGCCACTGTTGGGATCCCGCAGCCGCAAATTCTGCACAATGACGTCGAGCCCGCCGATGAGGTCGCCGCGCAGCTTCGTCTCCATGCCGTAGTAGTTGTCGAAGGCGCGGCGCAGCGAGGTGCCCTGCTTGGTCGCCAGATCGTGGTACGGCCGCAGCTCCTCCATCACGGTGTGGTCGGCGCGGAACTTTTCGTACGCACCGTGAAACTCGCGCGCCATCTG